AAGTCAACTAGCTGGTGAAGATTCAGGAGCAACTACAGGTGGTGATGAAGCCGCAGCGGCTGAAGAAACTGGAGCCGCAGAAGCAATGCGTAATGAATTTATAGAAGGAGCTGGTGATATATCTGGTAACGCTATTGGCAAGAATAGAGGAACTTTGCCAACAGCTACGGATCTTGTAAACCCAGAAGGTTAATAAAATAACAGTAGAGATCTGTAATAAAACTCACATAAAACAATAACATAAACATTAACAAAAACAAAAACAAAAATTATGGCGAAATTTATTAAATTTAACATCGCAAACAATGCTACTTTAGCAAGCGGTACAGGATCAAGATCAGTATTATTAGATGTTGACAAAATTGAAAGCATATCAGATGCAGTATCTGGTGGTGGTGCTTACAGTGTAGTTATTACATTAAGTGAATACGTAGGATTAGAAGCAGGACATGCTGATGGCGCTACAGTACCAGCTGGAACAGTAGGTGGAAGAATACTTACTTTACTTGTAGGTACTAGCACTATTTCAGATCCAGCAAATACACAAGGAACAGGAGCAGTTGCTATCGTTAATCCTTCTGCGATAACTGTAGCAGGTAACATGCCTTCTCAAGTAATTAATAGAGCTCTTACTGCTAACCCAGGTGGAGTATCTTCTACTTGTCAATTAGGTAAAGATGGAGCTGGATTATTAGCTGACGATCAAATGTACTGGAACCAAGCAACATTCTCATCTTTAGCTTCTCTATAATACATAGATGAAGTCTAGGGGATTAGGCGACGATGTTGCTAAGTTTACAAAAAGAACAGGAATTAAGTCCGTTGTAGATAGAATATCTAGCGGACTTAACGTCCCCTGTGGTTGTGATAAAAGACAAACAACATTAAATAAAATGTTTCCTTATAAAAATTAATATGGCGTTTAAAATGAATTCACCATTTCCTTTGTTTAGCACTCCTGTGTATGAAAGAGAATTACCAGAAGGTATCTTGGGGAAGGGTAATAAAAACGGTACAATATTAATTTCAGAAGACATAACTAAAGATCCAGAGCAAACTAAAAGTATAATTGATCATGAAGAAGTTCATATAGATCAAATAAAAAGAGGTGATTTGGATTATGACGATAAAAACGTTTACTGGAAAGGAAAAACATATTCTCGTTCAACAATGAAAGAGGGTAATCCTAATTTACCATGGGAAAAAGAAGCATATAGTAAAACAGATAACTACGAAAAATATTAAAAAAAATGGCATATAATCAAAAATTTGGACCAAACAGAAAAGGTTCAAAACACGGAAAAGACATGATCTCAAGAATCATGAGTGGACAAGACACCGCAATGTCTCCACTAAGTAATTCTGTTCAATACCTGAAAGGAATGTCAGGTGCCATGAACGGACAAAAAGGTATGGATGGGTATTCATATGGGGTGCCTGCAGAAAAACTAAGTAGCATACAAGGTTCAGAAGGTATGTCTAGAAAAACTAAAGGTCAAGCTGCATTAGATAACATAGGTGGTGGAATGTCAAGACACACGTCTGAACATTCTACTGAAGAGTATATGGATAGAAAAGATGCTGCAATTAAAAAGTCTAAAGCTGATAAAGGCATTTCAAGACATAAAGCTGGGCATCAAGGATATAACGACAAGCTTGATGAGTCTTTAGCTAAAGACGGTAAAGAATCTACTAAGAAACAATCTATGAAAGATCGTAGAGATGAGTCTAAAGGTATGAAAAAAGGTGAAGGAAAAAGAGCTTATTCATCTGATCCGGATATGGATATTAGCCAAGGAGCAAAACGAAAAAAACGTGTGGCTAGACCTCCTTCGCGCCCCAAAGCCAAAGCCAAAGGAAAAAGTAAGTTTCCACCAGGAATAAATCCAAACGCTAAAAAGAAGGACAAAGGACAAAAACAGTTTGAAGGTAAAACGGTTTCAAAAAAAAAATACGATAAAAGACAAGACAGAGCTAAGGAGTTAGACAAAAAATCTTTTGATAAAGATAAAAAAGGTGGTGACGGATCTAAACTTAGAACGCGAGCTGGTAGAGTTAGAACAAGAGCCGGTAGTGTTAACAACGTGAAAAAATAAATAATAAAATTATGGCTTATAAACAAAACTTTGGCCCTTCTAGGATGTCGGGCTATAAAAAGACAGAGCAAGTTGCTAGTAAATCTTCTTTGTTTAGACTAGGTTCTTCGCCTTTAAATCATGACATGGATTTTGATCATGAACATGAAGAAGGTAAAGACAGATATACTAGGCAAGTACCTGTTAAACCAGGAACTAAAAGACAAAAAGGTAGTAGCAGAAGAAAATTATCAAAAGAAATGGCTAATTTTGCTAACACTAGAGACGCTGACGGAGAAGCTGTAAACACTCAAGGTTATATGAGAGGTGGTAGTGGTAGTAAAGTTAAAGTAGGTGGAAAAAATTTACTTGAAGTAAAAACAGGTACGCGAGGAGGTGGAGGCGCTCAAGGTACCTCTTATACTGATAAAAAATATGATGATGTAAATTGGAGAGATATTAACAAGCAAATAAAAAAGACTGGTTCAGCTAGTGTGGTTGATGGTAAAGTATCTAGTGGAACTACTCAAACTAAAACTGCTTATGGTTTTGTGTCGAGAGATAATAGAAAGAAAGAAGTTGCAGCTCAAAAAGCTAAAAGAGCAGAAGATCTTAAAAATAAAAAAGCTACTAGACAAAAGACTAAAGACGAGATGCAGCAAAAGCTGAAAACGAAGAGAGATGCAGCACAAGCTAAAAGAGATCAATCTGTTGCAGAACTTGTCAAAAGAAGAAAAGAACAAGCCGCTAATAGAAACAAAAATAAAAAATAAATATTATGTTTAGAATGAGTATGGGATCTAAATCCCAAAAACAACACAGAACTCCTTTTGGTGGTATTTCAAGAGTTATGAGTCCGCTTGACGCTGGTCCTTGTGGAACTCCAGGTAATCCTCCTTGTGATGTAGAAAGAGAAACTGGTAAGGAAACTTATAAGGGTACAAAAGACGGTGTGTCAGGAACATATACAAAAACAAGTTATCAAACTGACTTTGAGATTCCTGGAAAACCTGGTGGCAAAAAACCTGGTAAGCCACCCAAGACTGGACCTAGAACACCTTTTAAAAATCCGAAAGTTCCTGGTCAAACTTATGAGGAATTTCAAGCAGCACCGTATGGATCTCCAGGAAAAACTGCTGAAAAATATAAGCCTAAAACCAAAACTTATGGTGAGAAAAAAAGATCAAATTTAACATTTGTTCCTGATAAAACTCCACCACCTAAGACACCACCACCATCAACACCACCAAAACAAGAAAAGAAATTGCCTTCAATTAAGGTGTCAGGTAAAGGTAGAAAAAGTATAAAAATTGGAAAACCTGATTTATCTTCTGGACCTAGAACTAAAAGCGGTGGCAGTAAAAGAAGTGGTAACTCTTGTGGTTGTGCGGTAAACAATTAAGTATATTATGAAAAAAATTCTTGAACTAATAACAGGTAGCCTTATAAAAGATGTTGGTAAAGTTATAGACAACCTAACAACTTCTGACGAAGAGAGACTTTCTGCTAAACAGAAGCTTCAAGAGTTATTAGAACAAGCTGATAGAGATGCTCAAAGTCAAGTTACTGCTAGGTGGGAGTCAGACATGAAGTCTGATTCTAAGCTAGCTAAAAATATAAGACCTATGGTTCTTGTATTTTTAACTGTCATCTTTGTTATATTAGCATTTTTTGATGGTAACATTGGTGAGTTTAGAATAGCAGAACAATACATACCGATATTTCAATCATTATTAATAACAGTTTATGGCGCTTATTTTGTAGGTCGAACCTGGGAAAAAGGTAAAAAAATAAGTAATAATAATAATAAGTAAAAACAATTAATTAATTAAATCAAATCAAATGGCAAAAAAAGTTAATAAAATTACAGAAGACGAACTTAAAAGTATAAAAGAAGCTAACGTAAAATACCAAGGCTTATTAAGCGAATTAGGTTTTAGAGAACTTCAAAAATCAAGTTTAATTGAGCTAGCTAAAAAAGAAGCTGACGGTATAGATGTTATCAAAAAAGAACTTGAATCTAAGTACGGGCAAGTTAATATAGATCTACAAAGCGGGGTTTATACTGAAATAGAAAAAGAAGATGCCAAGTAATATTAGAAAAATTAGCATTGGTTCTGATTATAAAAACGATGCTATGCATTATTCTGTAGGTCAGCAAGTCTATGGAGGTCACGAAATATCTCATATACTTTTTGAAGAATCTGACAACTCCTATAATATACATATAAAGAAAAACAACGAGGTATTGCCATGGAAAAAGTTTAATTCTAACATGGCAATATCAGTTGAATATGATTTAGAATATTAATGAGATCTGTATATGATTTTATAGTAAAACCTTTAGGTAAAGAGTATTCTAACGATATAAAAATAGGTGGAATAAAACTTATATTAAACACTAAGATAGAAAGTTTTAAGTTTGTTAATAATTTAGCTGTTGTAGTTAAAACACCCATAGCTTACAATACACCAATTAAAACAGGTGATATTATAGTTATACACCACAATGTGTTTAGAACTTTTTACGATATAAGAGGTAATAAGAAAAAAAGTAGATCTTGGTTTAAAGAAGACTTATATTTCTGTTCTTTAGATCAAATATATTTATATAAAAACAAAGATGATTTTAAGTCGATAAACAACAGATGTTTTATTAAGCCGTTAAAGTCAAAAAACAAGTTTAGTGTAAATAAAGAACAAAAGCTTATTGGTATATTAAAAATAGGTAATAGTTCATTAGAAGCCGCGGGTGTGAGCGAGGGAGACATTGTAGGTTATACCCCTTATGGAGAGTATGATTTTATTATAAATGATGAAAGATTATACTGTATGAAATCAAATGATATTGTAATTAAATATGGAAATAAAGAAAACCAAAAAGAATATAATCCAAGCTGGGCAAATAGCTGTTGAAGAGCTAATAAAGGTTGCTAAAGAACCTATTGTAGACACTGCTGAAGATATATCTGCGGATAGATTAAAAAACGCAGCTGCAACAAAAAAACTAGCTATATTTGATGCTTTTGAAATTTTGCAAAAAATACAAGAAGAAGAGAATATTATAAATGAAAAACCAAAAGAAGTAAAAGAAAAAAGCTTTAAAGGTTTTGCAGAAAAAAGATCTAAATAATGTATAAGCAAACCTTATATAAAGTTTTAGAAAATTACATTGATTCTAATATATTAAAAAGAAACAATAGAAATAAAAAATGGGAGTATGGTTATAATGATAAGTACGATATTATTATAATTAGTAAAACAGGTGAAATAGGTGAGATATATGAAATACAAAATCTAAAAATAGCATTACCAAAAAAAGAAGATGTAGTTAGATTTGAAAACAACACATGGCAGCGCTCTATTATACCTGACGAGTTAAAAAAAATAAAAACAAGATTTGATTGGGAAAAATATCCAGTTGACTTTAAAGAACACTGGTATGACTACATTGATAAAGAATTTATTAGAAGAGAGCAAGGTTTTTGGTTTTATAACAAGAACACTCCTACTTATATTACTGGTACTCACTATATGTACCTGCAGTGGTCCAAAATTGATGTTGGGAAACCAGACTTTAGGGAAGCAAATAGATTATTCTATATTTTCTGGGAAGCTTGCAAAGCAGACAACAGGTGTTATGGAATGTGCTATCTTAAAAACCGCCGAAGCGGATTTTCGTTTATGGCCTCAGGAGAGGTGGTTAATCTTGCAACTATTAATTCCGATTCACGATACGGCATATTGTCCAAATCTGGGCCCGATGCAAAGACAATGTTCACAGATAAAGTCGTACCAATATCGGTCAATTATCCGTTCTTTTTCAAACCGATACAGGATGGTATGGACCGTCCCAAGACCGAACTCGCATATAGAGTACCAGCATCAAAGTTCACCCGAAGAAAACTCGACACCAATGAGACCGCGGCCGATCTTGAGGGACTCGATACAACGATCGATTGGAAAAACACGGGTGACAACTCCTACGACGGGGAGAAACTCAAGCTCCTCGTCCACGATGAATCGGGCAAATGGGAAAGGCCGAACAACATCCTCAACAACTGGAGGGTTACGAAAACAACACTACGATTAGGTAGTAGAATTATTGGTAAATGCATGATGGGATCAACTTCTAATTCATTAGATAAAGGAGGTGATAATTTTAAAAAATTATATTATGATTCAGATGTTACAAACAGAAACGCCAACGGACAGACTCGCTCGGGATTATATAGTTTGTTCATACCTATGGAATGGAACTACGAAGGATACATTGATTCTTATGGGATACCTGTATTCGACACTCCAAACAAACAAACGAAAGACTCCCATGGTATACCTATAAAGTTAGGTGTAATAAATTATTGGCAGAATGAAGTTGATGGTTTAAAAACCGATCAAGACGCTTTAAATGAATTCTATAGACAGTTCCCAAGAACTGAAGAACACGCTTTTAGAGATGAAGCTAAAGCTTCTTTATTTAATCTTACTAAGATATATGAGCAAATAGACTGGAACGGTGATTTAAGAAACAGTAACTTAGTTACACAAGGTAATTTTCATTGGGAAAATGGAATAAAAGATACAAAAGTAATATTTGTTCCTCATAACAAAGGAAGATTTTTTATTACTTGGACACCACCTGTTAACATACAAAATACTGTTTTAGTAAAAAGAGGATTAAAATATCCTGCTAACGAACATATAGGTGCTTTTGGATGTGATAGTTATGACATATCAGGAACAGTGGACAAAAGAGGTTCCAAAGGTTCTTTACATGGATTAACAAAATTTAGTATGGAAAACGCGCCAGCGAATCATTTTTTCTTAGAATATATAGCTAGACCTCAAACGGCTGAGATATTTTTTGAAGATGTTTTAATGGCTTGTATTTTTTATAGCATGCCCATACTAGCAGAAAATAATAAACCTAGATTATTATATCATTTTAAAAGAAGAGGATATAGAGGTTTTGCTATGAATAGACCAGATAAATTAAAGTTATCTGTGACAGAAAGAGAAATAGGTGGTATACCTAACTCATCAGAAGATATAAAACAAGCCCACGCTGCTGCTATAGAATCTTATATAGAAGATTTTGTTGGGATTAAAAGTAATGGAGAATATGGTCAAATGTATCTTCAAAGAACTTTAGAAGACTGGGCTAAGTTTAATATAAACAATAGAACAAGTCACGATGCTTCTATTAGTTCTGGTTTAGCCATAATGGCTTGTAATAAAAATAAGTATAGACCTGTGGCTCAAATACAAAGAAAAGTATACGACATAGGAATAAAAAAATATAACAATAAAGGTACATTGTCAAAAATAATTGAATAAATGAATTTATACACAAACTCTAATAGCGCTTTTCCGAGTCAGGTAGTACCGGATGCAGAAAAAGCTTCATGGGAATATGGTTCGCAAGTAGCATCAGCTATTGAGACAGAATGGTTTAATCAAGGCAGAACTAACGGCAATAGGTATTTAACTAGTTGGAATAACTATCATCATCTACGTTTATATGCTAGAGGAGAGCAGCCTGTTCAAAAGTATAAAGATGAACTATCTATAAATGGAGACTTATCATATTTAAATTTAGACTGGAAACCAGTTCCTATATTATCAAAATTTGTTGATATAGTAGTTAATGGTATTTCAAGTAAAGAATATGATATTAAAGCATACTCTCAAGATCCTGAATCTGTAAAAGAAAGAACTCAATACGCTACTAATGTTGCTAGAGATATGTTTGCTCAAGCTCAAATACAAAAAGCTCAACAACAATTAGGTATAAACATGTCTCAGTCTAATGTTGCAGCAGATGAGTTACCTAAAACTAAAGAAGATTTAGAGCTTCATATGCAGTTATCATATAAGCAAGCTGTAGAAATAGCAGAAGAAGAAGCAATATCTCAAACGTTAGCTCAAAACAAATGGGAGTTAACTAAGAGAAGACTTAATCACGATTTAGTAGTTTGTGGTATAGCATGCGCTAAAACTAATTTTAATAAAGCAAATGGCATAACATTAGATTATGTAGACCCTGCTTATTTAATATACTCTTACACAGAAGATCCTAACTTTGAAGATATTTATTATGTTGGAGAAGTTAAATCAATAACAATACCTGAGCTTAAAAAAGAGTTTCCAGACATCTCTAATGAAGAACTTCAGAGAATACAAGAGATGCCAGGTAATAGACAATATATAACTGGTTGGGGAAATTACGATAATAATACAGTTCAAGTATTATATTTTGAATATAAAACTTATATGAACCAAGTTTTTAAATTGAAAAAAACAGAAAACGGTTTAGAAAAAATAATTCAAAAGACTGATGAGTTCGATCCTCCACCATCTGATACATATGACAAAGTAGGTAGAAGTATAGAGGTTTTATACAGCGGTGCAAAAGTTTTAGGAACTAACACTATTTTAAAATGGGAGTTAGCAGAAAACATGACTAGACCTTATGCTGACACTACAAAAGTTGAAATGAATTACACTATTGTAGCTCCAAGAATGTACAAAGGTAAGATAGAGTCTATAGTTAGTAGATGTACAGGTTTTGCTGATATGATACAAATCACGCATTTAAAAATGCAACAAGTATTATCACGCATGGTACCTGACGGTGTATTTTTAGATATGGACGGATTAGCTGAGGTTGATCTTGGTAATGGTACAAACTACAATCCAGCTGAAGCATTGAACATGTATTTTCAAACAGGTTCTATTGTAGGTAGATCATTAACACAAGAAGGCGATCCAAACAGAGGAAGAGTTCCAATACAAGAATTACAAACATCAGCATCTGGAGCTAAATTAGGTTCTTTAATACAAACTTATCAGTACTATTTACAAATGATAAGAGATGTGACAGGATTGAACGAGGCTAGAGACGGTAGTTTACCAGATAAAGATGCTTTAGTAGGATTAGCTAAATTAGCAGCTAATCAATCAAATATAGCAACTAAACACATAAACAACGCTAGCTTATATTTGGCTTTACGTATATGTGAAAATATATCTTTAAAATTAGCAGACGTTTTAGATTTTCCATTAACAGCTAATAGTTTAATAGAAAGTATATCTTTATACAATGTTGAAACATTAAAAGAAGTAAGCTATTTAAATTTACATGATTTTGGTATATTCTTAGAACTAGAACCAGATGATGAAGCTAAAGCTCAACTAGAACAGAACATACAAATTGCTTTGCAGTCAGGAGGTATAGATTTAGAAGACGCAATAGATGTCAGACAAATAAAAAATCTTAAACTAGCAAATCAATTATTAAAGCAAAAACGTAGACAGAAATTAGCTAGAGAAGCAAATAATGCTAGAGCTAATATACAAGCTCAAGCCCAAGCAAATGCTCAACAAAATGAACAAGCTGCTTTAGCTGAAGTTCAAAAGCAACAAGCATTAACTGAGCAAAAAGTTAATTTAGAAAACGCTAAGTCTCAGTTTGAAATACAAAGAATGCAAATTGAATTAGAGGGTAAAAAACATTTAATGTCTCAGCAGTTTGAATACGATAGACAACTAGCTGAATTAGATATTAATAGACGCACGATTAAAGAACAAGAAATTGAAAATCGTAAAGATAAAAGAATTAAAATGGAGGGTACTCAACAGAGTCAAATGATAGATCAAAGACAAAATGATTTATTACCTATTGACTTCGAGCAACAACAACCTCTTGCTTAATTTGAATTAAACAATAAATTATATTATATTATGTCAGAAAAAAAAGAAGAAGCTGTAAAGCAAGAAGGTGATTTTAGTTTAAAATCTAAAAAAACTAAACCTAAACAGTTAGGTAAAAAAACAAATGAAATAACTAAAGTTGATTTAACTAAACCCGAAGCAACAGGAGAAATAGTTCCAGACGTTGTAAAGGTTGAAGTTCCTAAAGAAGCATTAAAACAAGAAGAAGATGCCATTCAAATCGGAGAAACAACGGAGGTGGCTGTGGGCGAACAAACCGGAGATAGCACTAAAGTGGACGAACAAGTACAGCAGTCCAGCCAAGATGATAAAGATCAAGAAAGCCCACTCCAAGAAATAACAAAAGAAGAGGTAAAAGAAATAAAGCAGGAAATTAAAGAAGCTGTAAGAGACGAAAAAATTCTTGGAAAACCTTTACCAGAAAATATTGAAAAACTAGTTTCATTCATGGAAGAAACTGGTGGCTCTGTAGAAGATTACGTAACTTTAAATAAAGATTATGAAAAATTAGACAGTGCTCAATTACTCCATGAGTTTTACAAAAAAACTAAACCACATCTCGACTTAGATGAAATTAACTTTTTATTAGAAGATAATTTTAACTTTGACGAAGACGTGGACGAGGCAAGAGATATTCGAAAGAAAAAACTTGCTTACAAAGAAGAAGTTGCAAAAGCAAAACAATACTTAGAAAGCTCTAAGAAAAAATATTATGACGAGATCAAGTTGAGACCGGGCGTAACAAAAGAGCAGCAAGAGGCGTTAAGTTTTTACGACAAATATAAATTGCAACAAGAAACCGCAACTAGATTACATGGTGATTTTAGAGACAATACTAAAAAATTATTTAACTCAGATTTCAAAGGTTTTGATTTCAACGTGGGTGATAAAAAATTTAGATATGGAGTAAAAGATCCTGTTAAGGTTGGTGAAACTCAAATAGATGTACAAAACTTTATTAGTAGATATTCTAATGATGAAGGACAAATTGTAGATCCAGCTGGGTATCATAAGGCTATGTATGCTGCAATGAATGCTGATAAAATTGCTCATCATTTTTATGAACAAGGAAAAGCTGATGGTGTTAAAAACATTATCAACACTTCTAAAAATCCCTCTAAAGACGCCCCAAGGCAAGTTGCAGACGGAAATGTTTTTATAAATGGATTAAAAGTAAAATCGATTAGTGGATTAGACTCAACAAAATTAAAAATCAAAACAAAAAAGTTTAACTAATTAAAATTATTTATTATGGCTATAAGTCCACAATTTGGTACAATAGTTCCTTCGCAGGCTCAACAAACTCTTGCGAGCAACTATTTAACTTTTGACGGTGCTGCTGGCGGAAACTTTGCACAACAATACTTACCTGAGCTTTATGAGCAAGAGGTAGAAAGATATGGTAACAGAACGTTATCAGGATTTTTACGTATGGTTGGAGCAGAAATGCCAATGACATCTGATCAAGTAATTTGGTCTGAACAAAACAGACTACATATTTCATACGAAAACTGTGTAGTAGCAGGAGCAGCTGGTGCTGCCGCAACTATCACAATTCCTGTTACAGCTGCTAACGCTGCTGTGCCAATCTTAAACGTTATATCTCCACTATCAACAATAGTTGTAATGGACGACTTTGGAAACGAAGTAAAATGTTTAGTAACATCATCTAACACTAACCCTGCAGGTGGTGCTGGTACTCCAGGACAATTAATTGTTGAGCCTTATCAAGGAGCTAACTTAGCTGCTAGTGGTATCGTTAACGGTAACCCGGTTAAGATCTTTGTATACGGTTCTGACTTTCAAAAAGGAAGTAACACGTTAAACGCTCCTCAAGGAGTTAACGTTGGAGCTTCAGCAAATAACCCAATGGTTACTGTTGATCCTGCATTTACTACTTTTTCTAATTCTCCAATAATCTTAAGAAGCCAATACACGATCAATGGTTCTGACACTGCTCAGATCGGTTGGGTAGAAGTTGCTACTGAAGACGGAACTGGAGGTTATTTATGGTATCTAAAAGCTGAGTCTGAAACAAGACTACGTTTTGAAGATTACTTAGAAATGGCGATGGTTGAAGGTGAACTTAATGCAGGCGCTGCTGGTGTACCAGCTGCTAATCCTGGAACTGAAGGTTTATTCGCAGCTATTCAAAACGGTGGTAACGTTGAAGTAGGTTTCACTGCTGCTGCTGGTTTAGACGCTTTTGATGATATTCTTAAAAACCTTGACACTCAAGGAGCTATTGAAGAAAACATGTTATTCTTGAACAGATCTACTGCTCTTGATTTTGACGATATGTTAGCTTCTATCTCTGGAGGTTTTGCAGGTGGTGTAGCTTTCGGTTTATTCGAAAACTCTGAAGAAATGGCATTAAACTTAGGATTCTCTGGATTCCGTAGAGGTTCTTATGATTTCTATAAAACAGATTGGAAATACTTAAACGATGCTTCAACGCGTGGTGCAATGACTGGTCCTGCTTCTATTGAAGGAGTATTAGTTCCTGCAGGTACTTCTACTGTTTATGACCAAATCTTAGGTACAAACATTAGACGTCCTTTCTTACATGTAAGATATAGAGCTTCTCAAGCAGATGACAGACGAATGAAATCATGGTTAACTGGTTCAGTTGGCGGTGCATTTACTTCTTCTTTAGATGCTATGGAGGTAAACTTCTTATCTGAAAGATGTTTAGTAACACAAGCTAGAAACAACTTTGTATTATTCAAAGGTATCTAGTACATTAATGTAATTTTTACCCTCGTTATATTGACGGGGGTAATTATTACTTTTATTAATTTTATTATATTATATTATGAAAAAAAACAAAGAAGTTCCCACTGTTGAAAAAAACTGGGAAATAAAAGATAGACATTATTATTTAACGGGTAATAAAAGTCCGTTAACATTAACAATACCTAGTAAGCATACAAAAAAACACGCTTTGCTTTGGTATGACGAAGAAAAAGGAATGCAGAGAGAGTTGCGTTATGCAACAAATCAATCATCCGTTTTTGTAGATGAACAATTAGGTGAAGCTACAATGGGTCATATTACTTTTAAAGATGGTGTTTTGTTTGTTAAAAAAAATCAACAAAACTTACAAAAAATGCTTTCTCTTTATCACCCATTATTAAATGGTTTATATAGAGAACACGATAGGGTCGAAGTTGCAGAAGATGAACTAGAGAATATAGAACTAGAAATATCTGCTTTAAATGCTGCTAAACAAATGGATATAGAACATCAAGAAGCTATTTTAAGAGTTGAGATGGGAAGTCAAGTAAATAAAATGAGTTCAAAAGAAATAAAAAGAGATTTACTTTTATTTGCAAGAAATAATCCTAAAACATTTATTGCATTAGCGAACGATGAAAATGTTCAATTAAGAAACTTCGCTATAAAAGCAACTGAATCTAACATAATTAAATTATCGTCAGATCAAAGAACTTTTACTTGGGGCTCAAATGGTAAAAAACTAATGAACGTTCCATTTGATGAAAACCCTTACTCTGCTTTTGCTGCTTATTTAAAGACAGATGAAGGCGTAGAGGTTTATAAATCTATAGATAAAAAACTATAAAAACAAGTGATTATTAATGATAGGTGGTCATTTGTGATCACCTATCCTTAATATAATAAAAACTTATGGCAATTAACGTAAATACAGTATACACTACTGTTCTTTCTATTTTAAACAAAGAGCAGAGAGGTTATATAACTCCTGATGAGTTTAATAAATTAGCCACACAGGTACAGTTAGAAATATTTGAAAATTATTTTGAAGACTACAACCAGTTGTTGAGAGTGCCACAAACAGACACCGAATACGTTGATAGACAGAAAAATATTAATACAGCAATATCAATATTTAAACAGTTTGGTGAAACAACTATTATTCCAGCAGGATTTGTTACATTATTAACTATAACTAACCCAGGTGTAGGTTATGTAAGCGCAACTAATGCAACCACAACAGGTGGTAATGGTAATGGCTTAACTGTTGATACTACAGTTGCGTCGCCTGGTTTTAATATAGTTGCAGGAGGAGTTAGCTATACACAAGGTATAAATATACCAACTTCTTCTTCTACAACTGGTACTTCTTTGACTGTAGATATAAACAGCGTAAGTGGTAGTGGAGAAATAACTGGTTTAACTATAAATAATCCTGGAACAGGTTATATTAATGGTAATGAATTATTAACTGTAATACAAGGTGCAAATTCAACTGCTCAAATACAATTAACTTCAACTAGTATTGGAGCTTTACAAAGTGTAAGTATAAATAATGGTGGATCTGGATATGCTGTTGGAGACGTAGTTAGTATTGCTGGTGCAAACCCAACATTTGCTACGGCTACAGTAGGTTCTGTTAATTCACTTTTATATTTCTTACCCCCATCAAATACACACAGAATAGGTACTGTTATTTTTAAAAATAAAGAAATACAAAGAGTTGATAGAAACGAACTTCTTTATTTAAACCTTTCCCCTATAACAAAGCCTTCTAAAACTTTCCCTGTTTATACATATGAGCAATCTACTGTCGGATCTAATGGTAACGACACGGGTCAACAACATATATATATTTATCCTGAATCAATAACAACAGCTAGTGATGTGACCGTGAGTTATATAAGAAAACCTAATGATGTTAGTTGGGGTTTTACAGTAGGAACTTTAGGTCAATATATTTATAACAAAGCTACATCAACACAATTTGAGCTGTCAAGCGTAGAGCAAACAGAGGTTATTATAAGAATACTAGCATATGCTGGTGTTGTCATAAGAGACCCACAAATAGTACAAGTAGCAACACAAGCTATACAAGCAGAAGAAACAAACTCTAAATCATAATAAATCATGAGTGTAATAAAACCTCCAACTAATGGACTAATAACAGAAACTGGTCAACAATATTACCAAGGTGCTCAACCATTTAAAGGAGATAACACTGCAAACCAAGTATTAAAAACAACTTTCAATACAGATTTATATTTAGGCGATATAAATCCTAATAACGCTGATTACGCTTTAAATAACTTTAAAATATATACAAGCACATCGGCAACTCCAGGATCTTGGACTGAGTTAACTTCAGGTTACAGTGTTAATGGTAATGATATAACTATAACAGCTGCTACAACAGATTATATAGTTGTTCAATTAACTATACTTGATGGTGGTAAATATGGGAACACACCATCTGATAAAGCTTATGGTCAAGCTGTAGAAGATAATTATGGAGGATACCAATACATAAAACTTGAAGATATTGTAAATAATTTTATGGTAGCGTATGTTGGTGCTGGTAAATTAATACTAGATGTAAAGAGAACTGATATAGTTTTTCATGCGAAAAGAGCTATACAAGAATTTAGCTATGATACATTAAAAAGCATTAAGTCCTCTGAGTTAACAATACCTGATGGCTTGACACTAGTGCTACCTCAAGATTATGTTAATTATGTTAAGTTTTCTTGGGTAGATTCTTTAGGTGTTTTACATCCTATATACCCAACTAATAATTTAACAACAAGCCCTTATAATACACAAATTCAAGATAGCCAAGGTATACCTACTCAAGATAATTTTGGTAATGATTTAGAAGGATCATCTATTACTCAAGAAAGATGGCATGAAGCAAATGATAAGTTTATAAACGGTAATTTTAATACAAATGACTTTACAAACGACATGTGGGCTTATAACTGGGATTACACTGGCTCGTGGTTTGGCGCTAGTTGGGGGCGTATGTATGGGTTAGAACCTCAAACATCGCAAGCAAACGGATGGTTTAATATGAATGAAAGAGAAGGTAAAGTTTCTTTTTCTAGTAATTTAAAAGATAAGTTAATTATATTTGAATATATATCTGATGGCTTAGCAACAGACATGGATACTAAAATACCTAAGCTAGCTGAAGACGCTATGTATTCTTATATATCTCACGCTATTTTAGCTAGTAGAATAAACCAACCAGAATATATTGTACAAAGATTTAAAAGAGAAAAGAGCGCAAAACTTAGAAATACAAAAATAAGATTATCTAATATAAAGCTTGATGAAATAGTACAAGTTATGCGTGGTAAATCTAAATGGATAAAACATTAAATTAAATGGCTGAAGTTAAAAATGCTTTTGTAGGCTCTAAAATGAATAAAGATCTTGAAGCAAGACTTGTTCCTTCTGGAGAATACAGAAATGCTGTAAATGCTCAGATAAGTAGATCTGAAGGAGCTGATGTCGGTGCTCTTGAAAATGCATTAGGTAATAGTCTAAAAGTAGATTTTTCAGTAAAAGAAGGACTAGCGGCAGGCACACTAAGTGTAATAGGCGCACACGTAGATGAAATTAACAATTTTATCTATGTTTTTTTAACAGACTATAGTGGATCAACTTATAGCACATCTGCTAATAACTATATATATAGATACAATACAATTTCTAATATAGCTGTTAAATTAGTTCAAGGAGCTTTTTTAAATTTTTCTACAAGAAACCCAATATATGGTATAAATATATTAGAAGACTTTTTATTTTTTACAGATAACAGAAATCAACCTAGAAAAATAAATGTACTTAGAGCTCAAGAAGGTTTTGCAGGTTTTTTTTATGATTCAGAAGATAAAATATCTGTAGCAAAAATAAGTCCTTTTCAGCCTATAGAACTATATGAAGAAATAACTGCTGCTATTGCAGCTGACTTTAAAGCACCGTCAACTAATCAGGGTATTGGAGAGTATCAAACAACAATGTTTAATGTATCAGATGAGTTTTTACCATTAAGCACGAACCCTACTAACCCGTATTACGAAGAGAATTACTCTGGCGATAGAGAGTTTCTTGATGATAAATTTATTAGATTTTCTTATAGATTTAAATTTAAAGACGGTGAGTATTCTGTATTAGCGCCTTTTACGCAAATAGCTTTTGTTCCAAAACAAGATGGTTATTTTATTTATGATGACTCTATTCCTTCAGACATTCAAGACGATATGAAAGATGGTTATCAAACCACCATAATTAAATTTATGGAAAACAAAGTTGATAAAATAGGAGCTATTATACCAATGCCTTTAAAATCTGATGGAACACCTTCTCAAGCAGGACAAATTCGTACGTTATTTGATATAGATGAAATAGAAATAATAGGTAAAGAATCTAGTAACTTATCTTTACAATTAATAGATACTATACCAGCAAGTGAAATAACTGGAAATAATACTTTTATTAAGTATATATATGAATCTACAAAGCCATTTAAAACACTTCCTTCTTCTGAGATAAGTAGAGTTTTTGACAAAGTTCCAGTTAAAGCGTTAGCTCAAGAGGTTTCAAGTAATAGAATTATTTATGGAAACTATCAAGATAAACATACATCACCAGAAGGATTAGATTATAACGTTACAGCAAGCAACAAGTCGGCTTTCGCTACTTATACTGGAAGTGATGTTGTAAAAAATACTACAAGCATTGTAGAATACCCTAACCACACTTTAAAGCAAAACAGAAATTATCAAGTAGGTTTTGTTTTATCAGACAGATACGGTAGATCTTCTTCTGTTATATTATCTAATACAACTCAAACAGTAACAATAGGTGGTGTCACATATGGCGGATCAACGCTTTATCACCCTTATGCTAGTTACTCAGCGACAAGTGGCGCTGATAACTTTCCTGGTGATTCTTTAAAAGTAATATTAAATAGTTCTATAGGACCATCAGCTCCTAATGCTTCTACTAATTGGCCTGGGTTATATAATGGAGATACTACATCTTCAGCCTATAATCCACTAGGATGGTATTCTTATAAAATAGTAGTAAAGCAAACTCAGCAAGAATATTACAATGCATACTTACCAGGTATAATGGCAGCTCAACCTATAATAGATAACGCTTCGCCTGACGCAATTCAGGGTAGTATATCTAATACAGTTTTAGTAGGTGATAATATAAATAAAATACCTAGAGATTTATCTGAAGTAGGGCCACAGCAAAGACAGTTTAGAAGTTCTGTAAGGTTATTTCCAAGAGTTATAAACACAAACACAGTACCCACAAACAATGCTTCAAACCAACAATACGGAGTAGGTTTAGGTAATGAACAAATATTACCAGATATAGAAGGTATTACTGTAAACACTATATCTAATCTTAGAGATTTATTTGATTATAATCCTGCAGATCCTCCTATACCTGATAACTTCCCTCAGTTTTATTTATATGATTCTAATCCGTTAATAGCTCAGTTAGGTGTAAATTCTAAACTAGGTCAAAGAGCTAGTTTTTCAACACCAAGCGGCAACGCTTCGTACACTAGCATAACAATGAAGTTTGGACATCCTTTTTATCCAAACAGTACGAGTTGTACTACTGGTACTTGGTCTAATGCTGTTAATACTTACTATGTACCTTCTAATACTTTAGTTTATGTAACAGATGTGCAGGGTGTTACTTTTTCTACATCTTTCACAAGTTCTAATCCATATCAAGCCAACTGGGCTGGTGGACCTACAAATGTCCCGGTTTCTGGTTGGGATTTTAGTTGCGTTGGTACAGGTGATGGGGCTAATCCTCCTGAAACACCAAAAAAACAATATGTAAATTTTGATGACGATGTGGATGTTCCTGTTGGTAAACAAGTTGTTTTAACAGGATCAAGATCATCAGCGCCTCCAGGTATACAACAATTAGCTGTTGTAGAAACAGAACCAACTGAATCAGTTATAGATATATATTATGAAACAACATCTGCTGGATTAATATCACAAATAAATAATGTTAATGATACAGATACTGGGGCCGCGTCATCTGTTCAAGATGACCAATCAAATTCATTTTTTGTAGAAGCAAATATGACTCAAGGCCAACAGTTGTTTAGATTTAAAGCAAAAGACGCTGCGGGACAGATTATAAGAACAGCTAACACTACTCCAACAGGAAACAATGTAGTTGGTTTTGCTTTAACGAGTGTGTTTACAAACGAGTCTACACCTCAAGACGTTACAAGTTATTTTGCTAATCTTTCTGTTTCTCCACCTGTAGATTTTGAAGGTAATCAAGATACTGGTTGGTATTTAACTTTAAGAAATGGTTATGATGCTAACGTGTGGTATGGCAGCGATGCGGGTAAAAGAAGTTTTACTTTTAACTTTGTAGTAACTGTAACGCCAGCTGGTCAATCTCCAGCTAACACCTCATTTACAGTTACAAAAGATTTAATTAATTCAGCACCAAATATAGAAAGTGTTAATCCAGCTAGCCCTGTAGAGTTAACTTACGGCAATACATTCATAACTGATATTAGAGCTAATAATGGAGCTAATCAAAATAATGACAATAGAGGTAAAGATATTACTTGGAGTATTGTATCAGCTACAGGAGCCAACGGTTTTACTTACAATAATAAATTTGAAATTATAGGTAACTCTGGAAATCCAAGCGATTTATATAATATAGGTAGGTTACAAAGATCAACTGGCGGTGGTGGTACACAAGACAGTACGTTTATTGTTCAAGATTATACTATAGTTGTAAGAGCTTCTGATCCAGGTGCATCGACAGATCAAACCATACAGGTAACTATGGGTAACATACCTACATATGTAAAAGAATACGAAGCGTATACAGGGTCAGGTAGTGATAGAGATGATATTATTTTTGTAATAATTAGAATACAAGACAGTACCTCTGCTCAAAATGGTTATTATCTTTATGATAATCCATGGAGCACGTTAAATAATTCTAATCCTATCCAAATAGATTATACAAATGCATGTACTGGTAACTGTGCTAGTTATAATGGTGATTGGTTTTTTGCTTCTAGTGAAAGCGCTGTAATAAGTTTATATGAAGCTGCTCTAGGTCAAAGCCAAACTACAACAGATATAACAACAATAAGCACATCAGCTTATCAGTTTATAATAGTATAATGTATAATCAAATTGAAATAAAAAAACATATAGAAAATTTATTAAAACTCAACTGGGGTGATTATAAACTGTATTTAGTAGGAGGAGCTCTTCATAAAAAAGAAACAAAAGATATAGATATATGTATGATCGGTCCATATAATTCAAGTGTTATTTTTGAATTAATAGATAAAGGCACAAGGCTAGGGCCTTTTGATATTTTTTATATTAATGAAGATCAGCTTGGTGTTACAAAACCTTATACAGCTAAATCATACGACAGAGGTTTTCCTAGAGCACAACAAAGAAAAGGAGAGTGGATTGATGGTTTGTTCTGGCAAACGTGGGACTTTCCTCAAATTTTAACCAATAAACCACCTAAATTAATTTATAATAGTGTAATTATATAACATGGCAGCTATAATAGAAGTAAAGTATTTTAATTCTTTTCTGTTGAAAAAGACTAATCCAATATCTCAAAACACGGCAAATAAAGAACCTCAATGGAATGGATCAAGAGGAGTACCTACAGGTGTTAATGGTTCTTGGCCCGTTGAGTCTACAGGTAGTGGCTCAGCATCTAACTGGTTTATAGAAGAATCTAGAATTAGAGGCGGCTTTAACAATACTACTGTTGATTTTGGACCTAGAGCTTTTTTAGTAGAAGAAGAACTTAATGGAGTACAAAGAATAAACTCTTTGATATATTCAGGTATATTTAACTCTAGAACAGGTGTAAATCAAACAAATGTGTTTCCGGTTGGTGAGGATATTTCTAAAAGTTTAGACCCAGCACAGGGTAGTATACAGAAGTTATACGCAGAAAATACTAATTTAAATATATTTCAAGAAAACAAAGTTAGCTATGCTTTAATAGATAAAGATGCTATATATACAGCAGAAGGAGGAGGAACAGCTGTTAGTCAATTAAACTTGGTTATTGGTCAAATAGTTCCTTACTTGGGTAACTTTGGTATAAGTAAAAATCCAAATAGCTTTGCTACATATGGATTTAGAAAATATTTTGTAGACACTGATAGAAACGCGGTGTTAAGATTGTCTAGAGATGGTATAACAGAAATATCTAACTATGGCATGTATGACTTTTTTAGAGATGAGTTTAGTAAAATAACTACTACAACTAGCGAAGGTGTAGTAGTAGGTGGTTGGGATATACACAACAAACAATATGTTGTATCACTACAGAACACAGCAAGTAGAGATTACAATACACTAGCATTTGATGAACAAGTAAGAGGTTGGTCAAGTTTCTTTTCTTATAGACCTGATTTTATGGTTAGTTTAAGAAATGATTTTTATACTTTTAATGAAGGATCTTTATATAAACATTATAGTGAAAGCGTTAATAGAGGTAATTTCTATGGAGTAGATAATAGCACAAGTATAACCTTTATATTTAATCCTTCTGTTAGTTTATCTAAGAACTTTAAAACAGTTAATTACGAAGGTAGTAATGGCTGGCGAATTGACAGCTTCATATCAGATGCAACTGGACCAGATGAATATAACGGCCAATATACTAGCTTTAATGATACTACTAATACTATTCCAAGCTACATGGAAGGTGAGTACATTATAAACCCAGCAAATGGAGAAGCAGTATATCCTGCTCAATATGGTAGTGTTTTTGGAACTACAACACCTCCATACAATAAACAATATGCTGGCTTTGTTAGAAAAGAAAATAAATATGTTGCAAATTTAGTAAGCTCTACACCTGCTAATCCAGGCGAGATTATATTTGGAAACCAAGTAACTGGAATAAAAGGTTACTTTGCAACAGTTACAATATCAACAGATAACACTACAAACGTAGGTGCTGCTAAAGAATTATTTGCAGTATCTTCTGATTACGTGGAATCTTCATATTAAATTAAATGGATTTAAAAATAAGATTATTAAACGAAGAAGACTATAGTCTTTTGGAAAAATGGTGGAAAGCCTGGGGCTGGCCAGCAGTTAGTAAAGATATATTACCTGACAATGGCACTGGTGGCATTATGGTAGAACACGAAGGAAAACCTATGGCAGCTGGTTTTATATACTGGAGTAACTCTGGTTTATGCTGGTTTGATTGGGTTGTGTCAGATCCAAAAGGTAATAAAAGAGTAAGGCCTTTTGCTGTTAAGTTTTTAATAGAAGCTGCAGAGCAAATGGTTAAAGATGTAGGTAAAAAATGCATTATGTCAATAAGCAGAAGTAATAGCTTATTAAAGATACATAAAAAATTAGGTTGGCACGTAGATGAAAAGCCATCTTATGAAATGATAAAAAGAATAAATTAAAAAGTAATAATATGGCAGCAATAACAGCAGTAGCAGTAGGGGCTGTGGCAATGGGGGTCGGAGGAGCCGTATCTGCCAATCAAGCAAAGCAACAAGCTAAGGGCTTCAAGAACGAAAAAGAAAGAGCTCGATATGAAATAGAGCAAATTAAAGCGGCTAGAGCACCTATAGTAAATCCATATAAAGGAGTTAGTGATCTTAGTGGCATGGTAAGTAATCCCTTTGCTAACTTATCAGTTGCCACACAAGCTGCTGAATTCCAAGCAGAACAAGCAGACATGTCTCTAGCTAACACATTAGATTTACTAGCTTCAACTGGTGCTAGTGCAGGTGGAGCTACAGCTTTAGCTCAAGCAGCTTTAGCTAGTAAAAAAGGTATATCTGCTAGCATAGAGCAACAAGAAGCTGCCAATGAACAATTAAGAGCTCAAGGTCAAAGTGAAGCTGATAAGTTAAAAATGAGTGAGCAAATGAGATTACAACAAGCACAAGCAGCAGGAATACAATATGAATTTTCAGCTAAAGAAGCTAGAACAAATGCCGATCTAGGTTTTGCCGCAGGTACTATGCAGCAAGCTGCTCAAAATCAAGCCAATGCTAAAGCTGCTCAAGGTCAAGCTTGGGGTAGTGCTATAAGTGGAATTGGCGGAGCTTTAATGAGTGGTGGACTAGGTGGAATGGGTGGTGGTAGTACAGGTTAAAAAATAAATTAATATGAGCGCATACGATAATCCAAGAATAATAAATGACCAATCCGCAATGGCTTGGGCGAACGCATCTGCTAAGTTTAGTGAAACTATGGTTCAAGCTATACAGAACATGGTTAAATTTAGACAACAACAGCAGGCTGTAGCTAATGAAAAACAAGATAGATTTAATTTAGCTTGGAATAAAGTTGCACTTGCCCAGAACAAAGACTTAAGAGAGACCTTAAAAGCTTCTAAAGAACAAGGTGTAGAGACGAGTTTAGTTAAACAGTTTCAAAACATACAAAAAACGCTAATGCAAGGAGGCGAAGGAATGATGGGTTCTATAGAAGCTGAAACATTATTGTTAACAAAATCTAACTTAAGTAGAGAAGAAAGAGCTAAACTTACAAACATAGTTGACAGAGCTAACGCAAACATTGATAGAATTATTGAAGGTGGTGGTAAAATAATGACAGATGTAGAAATGATAAAAGGTTATGCTGGAACTAGTGGCCCTAATAAAGGTATGTTTTGGGAAGGTAAAACTACTCAAGAAAAAATAGCTGCTCAGTTTGCTGGTTTTGCATTAGCTGATATGAAACAAGATGGCGTAACAAGTACTAAAGAAGCTACATACACTGAAGATGGAAACTTTGTTACTGTAAAGAGTACATTAAAGAAAAATAATGATATAATAAAAGGATTAGATTTAGATCAAGACTTTATAACAGATAATGGAGACGGAACAGTTACTTTTCAGTGGCAAAAGAATTTAGATCTTTGGGATGGTAATCTTCTAAATAAAACTGAAGATGCTACTGATTTTAACAAAATAGCTGAAGAGCAAAATTTAATAGGAAAATCAGGTGAATTAGTTGATTCATTAAGAACTAGACTAACGCCAAAAACTCAAGATGGAAACGGTTATAGAAATGTAATAAGTAGAGAGTTTGTAGATATACAAGCATTAGATTCTAAATTTCAAGCAACATTGCAAGGTAGAGCCGCAAACATATTAGGTCAAGATAACCCAGAAGCAATACAAGCTTATTTAGAACAAAGGCTAGGTATGGGGGAAGTAAAAATAGATGAGTTTTTAAAACTACCACAAGCTAAGAAAGTAGAAATAGTTACTGAGCTTGAAATGATAGCAATGAGAGAGCATTATGATTTAGTTCCACAAGTAGATGGAGTAGATGAGTTTGATGAAACGTCATTTAAAGGAAAAATTGACCCTAGAACAGGTGAAGCATATACGGATGATGATCTTAATAAAATAATGCAACAAGGGCAAACTCCAGGCTTTAAATTAGTTATAAGAAAACTAGATCAAAACGATATAAAAGCACTACAAGATAGAGGTATAATGAATTATGTTGCTGGTCAAGAAGGTTATTTTTATGAAACAATAAGTACAACAGCAATACCAAAAGTTAGCCGAGGAGGTGGTGGTAGTAGTTCAGACGCCGCGACAAGACAAGGTAGAAGATTGTATAAAATTTTAAACGTAGATAATCCTCTTGATGATAGTGTTTCATCGCAGTTTCAAGCAGCGGTTAAAATACCTAACTCAAGTTCAACTTTGAGTTTCAAGAATGGACAATATTTTATTACAGATAAAGATGATAATGTGCAAACTGTATCAAATCCCGCTGCGTTATTTTCTAAATATAAATAAATATTATGGAAGAAAAATATATGGTAGATGGCGTTTTAAAAACGCTAGAAGAACTTAAAATAGAAGCAGAAAGCTTTGGCTTAGATATTGAAAGCTTCTTGGCTTCTGTAGGCGCTGAACCTTATCAAGAAGAAAGTCAAGAACTAGATTTTCAACAGGGTGTTGTAGACGATGTGGATGCAACTGTAACACCCGAAACTCCGGATGCATCCGAGGAAGAAAAAAGTTCTATTTGGGATTACATATCTGGCGCTGGTACTGCGGTTGGGTTATTGAATCCAATGACGGTCTTACCGACTCTTGCAGGTACAGGTATTAATTATTATAGAAAAATAAAAAATGAAATAGACGTAAGTAAAAAGCAAGGCACTTCTGGTAAAGAAAAAGAAGAATATATAGAATTAGCAGAAACCTTTGAATCAATGGATCCAATGGATTTAACTGGAAATCAAGTTGATCAATTAAGAGCTTTTGCAAGAGAAGAATTATTAGAACAAATACCTGAAGGGTATTCTACTGAAATAGCTGATTTAACTATAGATAAAAAAGCTATGGAATTGTTTAAAAGAATAAGCCCATATGGTGATTATGAAAAACAATACTTAGCTGGATTAGATGCTGAAGGAGGTTTTTTTGATTTTATAGGCGACGTTGTAACATACATAAGAGGTGGTTTAAAAACTGGTAGTACCGTTGATCCTCTAATAGAACTAACACAACAAGAAGAAGATGGTAGTTATGTAAATGCAGAAGAAATAGAAAAATTTTTAGAAGCCAATCAAGCGCAACAAGAAGTAGGTACTACTAATGAAATGCGTAAATTTGAAACTATTAAAAATAGAGCCTTAGAACTAGGCGCGTCTGAATCTGCTGCTTTTTTTGAAGGGATAATGGATAACCCAAGTGTTATACTAGGTATAATAGCTCAAAGTTTTGCTACTCAAGTAAGCTCTCTTCAAAGTGATGAAGTTGCAGGAGGAGCAGCATTAGCAGCTGGTGGTGGTGCGGCTACGGGAGCAGCGCTTGGAACACTTGGTGGTCCACTAGCACCTGTAACTTCTACGGTAGGAGCTGTAAGTGGAGCAACAGTAGCTGGCTTAACAGCTCAATCAGCAATAATGGTAGGTGGTTTAACCTTTGGTGAGCTAATGCAAGAACACATGTTAGAAAACCCCGACGGGGGTTGGAAAGATGGACCTGTTTTTAATACAGAAAATTTAAATAAAATTTTATCTGACAGTAAACTAGTAGAAAGTTTGAAAGCTAGAGCTATTAAGAAGGGTATTACAGTAGGTGTATTTGAAGGAATGATTGGGGCTGTAACCGGTGGAATCGGAGGTAAAATTGCTGGATCAGGATTAAGAGTTGGTGGGAGACTAATTAAATCAGCTCCGCTAGGAACTACAGTAGCTGGTGTAGGTGAAAGCTTAACTGGTATGGGTGGTGAGTATTTTGGTAGAAAAGCAGCTGATCAAAAAAATGATTTTAGCGAGGTTTTACTAGAAGGTGTTGGTGGTAAAGACGTTGTAACTGGTCCGCTATCTTTCGCGGCAGAAATAGGTAATATAAATAATTTAAGTACGCGTATAGGTATTAATAATGAACTAGCAATTGGTAAATATAAAAACGTAGCAGATGCGTTTAGAACAAAAGCACCAAGTGGTATTCAGTTTGAAACTCAAGTTAATATTGCTAGTAAAAAAGGTTCACAAAAAATAGTTGATCAAAAAGTAGACAAACTTGTTAAACAAAGTAGAATAACTATTAAGCAAGGAGAAAATATTAAAACAAATTTTAGAAATATTCAAGGCGCTACCAACGTGGCTGATAATCTAAATATAACAGGAGCTTTAAAACAAGAAACAGTAAATCTTATAAGTGAAAGATTAAGACTAGAAGCACGTATATCTAAAGCTGGAAAAAATAAAGCATTAGTATCTTCTGCTGTAGATAGAGTAAAAGAAATAGACAATAGGTTGTCTCAAATAAGCGCTGAAAATAATCTAAATATTTCTGTAGAAACTGTAACTAATTTAGCTGAAAATGTAAAAGGATTAGATGTTATAACTGTAAACAACAAGCAAGAAGCAGAAGAATTATCTAATGATCCTAAATTTAAAGATGTTGAAAAAAAATCTTTTGGAGAGCAAGGGTTTATATTGCAAAACAAAGAAACAGGTGAGCAAACTATAGTTATAAACAAATATCAATCAAACAAAGATCTAGCTGTTGATGTAGCTAACCATGAATTTTTACATGCTTTATTATTTAGAACATTAAAAAATAGTAAAGGCACGGCAATAAATTTAGGTAAAGAATTAAAAAAAGAATTATTTAAAATTGAAGGTATAGAAAATACCGAGTTTGCAGCTAGATTAGAACAATACAAAGCTGATCCTGAAGCTGTAAAAATGGAAGAAGTTTTAACTTTATTTTCTGGCGCCATACAGACAGGTGATATAAAATTCAATGAAAGTTTTTTTACTAAAGTAGGAGATGTAATAAGAAGATTTTTACAAAATGCTGGATTAAAAAATGTTAAGTTTAACAAAGCTGAAGATGTTTATAATTTTATTAAAGACTACAACACAAGTCTAGAAAAGGGTAAACTAACAAAAGCACAAGAAAAATTATTTACTGAACGAGCTAAAGGTGATTTAGTTAAAAGAGAATATAAAACAAAAGATGATTCAACAGTTAAAGAATCTAAATCTTTTTACGACAGCTTATCACCTGAAGAGTTGGTTCAGATAAAAAAATCTCCATCAAGTCAGCCATCTCAAATAGCACAAGCTGATCAGGCTTTATTAGATCAGTTTGATTTACTGGCTTTAAACGCTTTGAAGTATGATACTCGTAAAGGTGATTTTAGAAGAGAAGACGTATTGTCTGCTGCTAGAGAATTTTTACCAGGTATAGTAGAAAGATTTGATCCTAACACAGCTAAGTTTTCTACATTTGTAGACAACAACATAAGGCCAAAACAACAACAGATATATGAAGAAGTTAAAGGATTATCTCGTGAAGCTGATAGGTTAGACTCTCCTGAAGCTAAAGAGGTTGTTGCTGAAGAAACAGTTGTAGAAGATAAACCAACGGTTAAAGAAACTAGAATCAACCCATTAAACTTTGATAAAGTAAATAAATCAGAAGTTGAATCTGTTGTTGATATAAAGGCAGAGGAGATACCTGCGTTGTCATTTAAAGAGGTTTCTGATAGATATGCAGGTAAAGCTGCGTCTAAAATATTTAATGTACCAGAAGCTAAAATTACTGATCCAAAGAAAAACCTAACATATGCTAAAAAAATAGTAAATGGTATACCAGAACAATCAGAAGCTGGCAACATACAAGAATTTTTTAGATCAGGACAAAACGCTAAGAACTTTATAAAAATATTACCACCTGAAAATGTTAGTAGTTCATCTGCAACTATAGACGAACAAGGTGAAAACATAGAGGTATCAAGAGATGTTTTAGGTAGAGCTTTAGGCTTAAACAATAGACTACTTAATTATTTTTATAATAAAACAAATAGAAGATCTAAAGGTAAAACATCACAACCTGTTGTTTGGGAACTAAAAGAAGAATTTAAAAACCCTACGCCTGAAGTTGTAGAGCAGTTTAAAACAGAACTAGGTATTACGCCTAGAGGTGAATTAAACTTATACAATAGAAACATTGGTCAACTATTAAAAGGCGCTGCTAAATTACAAGGTCAAAATACAGCTAATGTTATTGCTCGTGACAAAATAAAACAATCACCTGTAAAGACAGCTAAACCTACTAAACAAATATTAGCTGATGTAGCTTCTAGTAAATCTAGAGTTATGGCTGCTAAAGCTAAACCTAAATCCTCTAAACAAACCTCTAACTATGTAGATAAATCTACAAAACAAACAAGATCTTTTGATAAAGTTTCTGTAACAAAAGCTAGAGAAGGAAATAAAAAAGGTAGAGCATATGATAGAGATGCTAAGCTACCTGAAACAGTTAGAAGTTTTGAAGGTGAAACAACTATACAGGGGTTTAATAGAGTTTTAAATAATTTTTCTGAAAGATTTCCAGGTTATAATTCTTATTTTAAAAATGCTTTAGTTTTTGGTGAAACAAGATCTCCATATGGAATAGTATCTAGATTTAAAGAAGGTGTTAAAAATGTTGGTAAACAATTTGATATTCGTAGAACTCCTATTACTAAAGATAGAAAAATAACTAATGCTTATGCTAAGTCTATTTTTGAACCGGGTTATGTAGCGAAAGAAAAAGCTAAATTAAATGTACTAAAGGATTTTTATATGGCTGCAGAAGCTTACTTAAAAGATAATCCTAAAGACATCTGGGTGTTTGATGAAATAACTTCGGCTGCTACTAATTCTCAAAACGCACCTAACAGAGCTTTAGCACCTGCTCTTATAGTTCAAGTAGATGCAGACGGTAACCCATTAAGAGGTGTTAAAGGTATTGAAGAACACACTGAGCCTCAGAATAACATAGGCACTATGTTAACTCAAGCTGCCAAAGACGGTAGGGTAAAAGAAGTTTGGCCTATAGTTGAAGCATCATATATGCAGGGTTGGATAGATTTAAATAACAATGACCTTTTAGACATAGATTTTAAAACATCTATGCCTGATGCTTATTATAAAGGCGTTGAATTATACTTAGATAATAAATTAAAATTAGATCAAGGTTTGTTATCTACAATAAGATTAAGTGAAGCAGGTATAGATTTATCTACTATGATGTATATACCTACTAAACAAACATTAGCTGAATACTTTTTTGAAACAAATGAAGTTCCTGTAGAATTACAGAAAAGTTTAATGAACGATTTATTCTCTGGTGAAAAAACATTAAGAGAAATAAAAGATGAAGCTCTGTTTAATAGAGATGTTACTAATAGAGAAAATGAAACATTTAAGCCTGATGCTAAAAAAGTTGTAGTAAAAAACAACAATGCGGATAAAGCTATGGCTAATGCTAGAAGTAGTGTTAAATATTCTAAAAACAAAAAGAAAGCTAGAGTGTTTGACTTTGATGATACACTAGCAAGATCAAACAGCATGGTTATAGTTAACA